CCCCATTTGATTCATACCTTCTGTGATACTCACAATTTCAATACCCTTCAATCTTGCATACTCAACAATTTGTCTAAGTACATTAATATCAAATTCAGGATAAAATGCGTGCATACCAAAAATAACCCAACCATTGTTAGCTATTGCTTCGTCAATTTTTTGTTTAGCAATTTCGAAACCGTAGTCTACATAGACACGTTCTAAAGAAAATGTAACAAAAGGTGGGTAGTTGACTTTGTGAAGAGAATTATCAATATTTATCCCACATCTAAATAGTTTTTGTGCTGTTGTACGTACACTCTCGTTAACGTCTCCGTATGGATATACTATGATATCATCAGCGTAGCCTCTCTGTCTTAACCACTCTTTACTCGTACGATAATCGTTATATCTAGCAGTATCGCTCATTTGTGTTGAATACTGATGACTATGAGTATGACAAGCGATTTCGAACAATCCTGAATCATGGAGTTCCTTGACTTGTGCTTCGCTCATATAGTTAGAATCGACTCCGATTCTTCCAGTTATTACGCATGATGTAAGTTTAAATCTTAATTCATCAACTAACGGTTTTAGTTTTGTATAAACATCAATTCTACCATCATCATCGACAAACGAAATGATAGGCTTTCTGTTTGTCTTTTGCGTTACACCAATATTAAGTCTATCCTTAGTTACATTTGCAGTATGTGCCAACTGCGAAGCAAGAGCGTTTCGTTCCGTATCAAGTCTTTGCTTTAAATTTACAAAAGAAGTTGAATTTCCTAGTTCATCTGTACTAATTCTCGCTTGTGCAGCTTCTGGGGAACTATCACCACTTACAACGAGTGAATCAATTTGAGCTTGTAGATTTGTTTGTTGTCCAGTAAAAAGATCGATTGACTCTTTCTTAGCGGCAACATAGTCGCCTTGTTCTTTTGCATATTCAGCTGCATCGATTGCTTCCTGTATCCGTAACGGACCATCGTTTAACACGACTTCGATTAATGTTTTTTCTGAATCAGTCGGTGTGTAATTATTCGTTGGATCAGCATTAACCTTGTAAGTAAATGCTAGTGACGATATACGGCTATCAGCAGTATGAAGCTGTACGACTGCATCCACACGGCCGACTAAACTTGTTTCGGGACGGTCCACGATAAATTTCACCTGGTTAGTGCCTGCGACAACTGTTCCGCCAGTGGTAATTGTTTTTTTATCTAAACGGGTATGGGCGATAGTAACAGTAGTGACTCCAGTTAAATCTAATGGTTGACCGTTATCCAAAATATTCACGATAAATGTATTATTATCATTTTGAGTTACTTGTGGTTGATTGATATAACTAGGTTTCTTAATATCTACATCGATAATAATTGGTTCTTGAATTTGCATATTATCACCTCATTTTTTATAAAAAATAAAAGCGAGTGATGATAGACAATTCGAATGAACCATCGACACCAAGCGCTTCAATTTCATTTATTCCAGATTCAAATGTTAAAATTCGTTTATTTGTATCTTTGAAAATACTTACACCGTTTTTCAATGCTCGGACACCCTTTAGCGTGATTACATCATTCGCAGAAGTTGTCCCATTATATGACCACGATTCACCGGTGCGCTTATTTGTAATACTCAAATCTGTAGAAGGACCTTTGAATACAATTTCTGTTTCAGAATGCTTCCTCGGGTCAATCAGTACAGAACCTTCATTTTTGTAAATAAAATTTGATTCAGTAAAAGTTTTTTTTGCTAAATTAATTGATTGAGCAACACCCGTATGACATGTCAAAGGAATAGTAAAATTCGTTATTCGGCCATTAAAAAATTGAGGTGTCCACTCGCCCATTTTGACCTTCCACAGGATGTTAGGGTGATGAGTTTGTTCAACATAAAAATCCTTACCATTTCCCAACAGGGTGAATAATAAGGATTTCTGTTCCAGTGCATCTTTGTAATCTCTTGCTTTCGTTAAAAATTCGGCAGTCAATTCTCGCGGATTCAACTTCTGGTCAATCACTATAATTTCACCGCTATCTAGTTCAACCGTTTCATAAGAATAGGATGGTGAAGGAATAGTCAATTTATATCCGAATAAGCCGATTTCTTCCACACTAATTTTGTTCAAATAAGAGTCGTAAAAGTTTAATCTACTTTGCACATCTTATACACCTCTCATTCTACTTTTTATGTTTGTATTGCTGTGTTGTTGGGTGGAAACCGCAGTAGCTAAAACTCGATTATCCATTGTAAGGCTTGTCTGAATCGGTCTATCTGCAAGTTGTACAATCGCAGCTACTAGACTAGTCAAATCAATATTGCTAGATTGTTGGATAATTTGAGTTTGGGCAATTTGGTTAGCGTGAGATTTATTGGCGCTACTTGCTAAAGATCCATATACATTACCGACAGCATCATTCAATCTTTTGCTAGTACCTTCAATCCCTTTGATAAATCCTTCGTTTGTAAATTCACCAAATTCCATAAATACACGGGATGGCGAATTGATTCCTAAGAGTTTTTTTGCGCCCTCAATCGCACCATTTACGACACCTTTTACAGAATTCACTAAATTTTTTGCCATGGAAGTGACGCCCCGGATTAATCCCGAAATAATATTTTTCCCAACATCATATAGGTTTATCCCACTAAAGAAACTCTTAACATTGCCCCAAATCTCTTTAATAGTTGATAGAACGTTACTCATTTTTGTTCGAACAGAGTTAACCATTTCAAGAAATTTACTTGTAACCGTAATTAATATTGATGAAACCGCGTTCGAGACTGAGGTTTTAATATTCTCCCATATTGTTGAAATGGCACTTTTAACAGCGTTAAATACCGTAGAAGTTGTATTTTTAATGCTTTCCCAAGACGTTTTTACATAACCTTTTACAGCATCTAATGCACCTGAGAATATCTTTTTAAGTCCTTCCCAAACATTTTTCAAAGCATCTTGAATGTTCTTCCAAATCTGTTCAGTACTCTTCTTCGCTTCTCCCCATTGTCCAGTGAGTAATTGAAGAATGACTAACAATGCTCCAACAAACACGTTTTTAATTAAATCCCACAACGCTCCAAAATACTGTTGAATTCCATCCCAAACTTCCGTTATTCCGTCACCCATACTAGACCAATATTTTGTGAGTTCGTTTAATATAGCCCCTACAACAGTATTGAAAATGGATTTTATACCATCCCAAATCGATATGAAGAAATCTTTAATGGACGTCCATACTGTTGATGTGACATTCTTAATCGAATCCCAAATCCCCACAAAGAACTCAGATAAGGAAGTGAACGCTGTGGAAGCAGTAGTTTTGATAGCTTCCCAACAAGTGGTTAGAAAGGCGCTTACTTCGTCCCAGTTTTTCCACAAGGCTATACCCATCGCTATTAAGGCTCCTACTGCTATACCTATTGGTCCGGTTAACGCTGTAAAGATAGGTCCCAAAGTTCCTATTACAGTGGATAATATACCAGCGACCCCACCGGCTGCTGTGAAAGCTGTTATTAATGGGCCTAGCGCTGTAACTGCCGAACCGATGAAAACCAACAAAGGACCGATTGCCGCAACTATTCCTCCGATTGCGACAGTAACTAATTGCATGGTTGGTGATAAATCTGAAAACCATTTTGCAAGCGACTCTACAACAGAAATGATTTTAGGTAACCATTTCTCTGCTAACTCTAATAAAATTAAGCCCAACGGCTCTAATGCAACAGCCGCAGTACGTATCATCTCTTGCCAACGTTGCCCAAAAGTTTCTTCTTGTGCATCCACCATCCCTTGCATAGCGCCTTCGAAATCTTTTAAGCTAGTCCCAGCCGCTAACATAGACAATACAACGTCACTACCGAGATCTTCCCATTTTGTGCCGAAAAATGCTGTACCTAACGCATTTAATTCTGTCTGATTTTCAATTTTTGATAAATCTGCAACAATCGATTCTGACATGTCTGCTACTGTTGCTTTACCATTTGCAAAGTCTTGGAAAAGCGCCTGAGTTTCCTTGCTCATACCTGCCAAAGCATCAGAAGTTGTTTTCGAACCATCCTTCATTCGAATTTGAAACTCTTTCATAACATCATTCATGTAGTCCAAGTTATAAGAATTTTTAGCCCCAGCTTCAAGAATACCGAACATTTCCTCAGCGCTATAACCCATATCTGCCCACAACGGAGCGTATTCTGATAAGTTATCAAAAAGTTCGTTAGAAAAATTCAAACCATTTTGAGCGCCTTGGGCCATCATATCAAAGGCTTTTTGAGAGTCGATACCAAAGTTAACCATTAAACCATTGGCAGCTCTCGTTACTTCGTTAACATCAGATTCGAATGTTTGTGCTAATAGCAAAGCGTTTTGTGTAATTCTTTGAAGTTCTTCGCCATCAGCAATACCCTTAATGTTTTGCCTTACACGAATTAAGCCATCTGTAACCTCTTCAAGAGATTCACCAAATCCATCTCTCCATACAGCTTTTGCGGTTTCGTTTAACTCTTTCGTTTTTTCGTCAGTGGTACCTAGGGCCATCTGAATCTTTGCTGAAGCTTGTTCGAAGTTTGAAGCTGCCAGTCCAGCCGCTGCGCCCATAGCACCAATCGGCGCAGTAACTCCAGCTGTCATTGCAACACCGAAACCTTTAGTTTTCTCCCCGGCTTCATGCAATTGTTCGTTAAAACTTTTTACTTGTTGGCTTGCATCATCGGCTCCATCTCTAATGCGGTTAAGGTCCTGACGAATTTGATCTAAGTTTGCCCCGTTATCAGCATTTCTTAAAGCTTCACGCATTGCATCGATATCCGCACCAGACCCCAATGCTTCTCGTCCCATTAATCGCAAAGCTCGACTAATTTGGTCAGCCGATGCAGTACCATTTTGAATCGATTGAGTTAACCTTGTGCCTAGGATATCCGCAAACTGTGTTACGTCTGTACCAGTAGCTTGAAAAAATGTGCTTAATTCGCGTTGACTTCGTGTTAATCGCTCTTGTTCAGACTGCACATTATTCATTTGATTTCGATAACTGTTTAACTGAGCTTCAGTGGTAGCTAATTCTCGTTGAAATGCACGATATTGTTCAACGCCAATCTCGCCTCGTTGAAATTGCTGTTCGACTTGGGCTTGAGCTGTGCGTAAAGTATTTAATTTCTGTTCAGCGGATTGGACGGATTGTTGTAAGAGTTCCATTTTTTGAGCGACTAAGGTTGTATTTGATGGATCTAGTTTTAACGCGCGTTCAACCTCTTTCAATTCACTTTGAAGCGTTTTGGATTGTTTATTAACATCCTTTAAGGCGTTGTCTAAACCAGTCGTATCACCGTTAAGTTCAATCGTTATACCACGTATTCCATTGCTTGCCATATATCTCACCGCCTTTTAAAACAAAATAAAAAACACCCACAAAATGTGAGTGCTTAAAACTTGTCGAAATCTTCTTGTGAAGCTTTGCGAACTTTCTTTTTGTTGGGATTTTTCATTTCCATGTATTCATCAATGTAATCTAGTACCATTCCAACAGTCATTGACTCTAAATCTTCATGGGCTAATTTACATTCATGACATAACACAAGGTACGTTTCAGTAGAAATCAAATCTCCACTAGACGCACCTTGTTTGTTTTCTATTTTTTTTTAGTTGAAATTGAAGCTACTAACACATCTTGAATCTGTGGAAGTATTTCGTAAATCGGGAATGTTTCAAATTCATCTAACCAAGTTAATGGATCCTTAATTGTATTGTCAGCAGTTTTAGCAAGTGTCCAAGCGATATCGTAGAACACATCAAAATCTACATTGTTTCGAATGTCCTCCACAGAAGCGCCTTCCTTCTTCACTATCCCTTCCATGGAAAGTAGGTCAGCGAAGAAATCCCTTTGGAATTGCATTTTATATCTTTTAGGTACGGCACCCGTAGATTTAAAAGTAACTTGTTTGCCATCGATTTCTATTGTTTTTTCCAATTATATTACCTCCTTAAACCGCTGGCGCAGGTTCATAAACAGCTGTATACCAAGCGTTATAAACTGCTTCTGATGTAGTAGAAGTTGTTGAACGCTTAACAACGCTATCCTCTGGACGTGGTGCAGCAACAAATGTTAATTCTGTTGTACCAGGTTCAGTTGATGTTGTTTTAGTTGAACCAGATGCACCCGGACGAGATACAGAACAGTTGTATAATGCATGACGAGTCGCTTTAATATCACCATCGAACTCGAATAACCAAGCGACATTTTTCGGCTTAGCTGTTGCAACCTCAGTTAATACACCGTCTGTTTCTTCTTCTAATTCCCCTAGAACATCTTTGCGGAATGATTCTGTAACCGTAGCGAATGTTGCAGTACCATCGTAACCTTGGTTTGATGATGCAGCATAATACAAAATATCATCAGCGAAGAATTCAGTTGCTTCCCCTTTTGGCTCTAATGTAAGTGCTGTAATACCTGGATAATGCACTGGCGTTGCATAAGTAAATGTTCCGTCTGGACCTTCAGTAATAATTGAGTAATAAGCTTTTTTGATACCAAAAACTACTTTATTTTCTGCCATTTTCATGACCTCCATTTAAATTAATTTGATTGAAAAAGTGCATTGAAAAACCCCTTCCGACTCTAAATAGGTCGTAGGGGCTTTGGTGAAGGGTATTTCATTTTCGTTTAGCATATCTTTTATTTTCTTTTCAGCTGCTAAGTCTTTTGTTTTTGTATATAATTCGATGTTTACTAGTGTTCCTTCCACATACACCTTATTGTCAGCATAAAAGTTGTCGGAACCATCATCCAAATAACAAATGAACGGTGGAGCTTGAGCGCTAGAGAAATGTGAGTAGCGAGTGGGATAGAGGTTATTTAGTCTTTGTGCTAATTCTGCCAACGTCATCCTCGAATCGCCTCCTCAACCTTTTGTCTGTATTCTGAAATCATGTCTTGTTCGACAGGAGCGATATGCACCCTTGCAGGAACACGTCCACCGTTTACTTTTGCATGACCTTTTTCAAGTAAGTGAGTAAGTCGATAAAGTTTATTATAAGTAACCCATTTAGTACCTACTTTTTTCAACCGCCAACTTTTTGCATACTTACCTGTGTCTTTAGGGCTTGTAGATTCTAGTTTTTGAATACCAGCTTCTGAAACCTCTTTGGCAGCTTCATCGACTTTTTCCTTAACCTCATCGGAATATAAACGTAATGCTCGAGTAATCTGATTCGCTATATCGTTGACGTTAGTTGCCACCAACACGCACCTCACAATACAACTCGATATCTCCATCGTCACGGACGAAAGTACGATAAATAGAGTACATTACGCTGTTATATTCAACTTGTGTTTGACCATCGTATTCATCATGATCTATAACGATGGTTTTTTGTGCTTTTAATCCAGCTTGCATTGTTGCAGAAAATTCCTTTTGACCAATACTAGAAACAGAACAATAGACCATTTCAGGCAATGTTACTTCTATTTCTTGCAATAAATCATCTAGAATGATTGTGGAAGTCATTAAAAAACAAACATCATCTTTAGATGCGTGTTCTTTACTTCCGATAGACGGTTTAAGTGACGGCATCTGTGGATGCACCTGCCTTTTGAATCACACGGTTGTGAATTCTAAATTTCAGATTTCTAGACAAACCGACATCTTCTTGCCGTTTTCGATAATTCCATGCTGCATAATCAACAATTAGCTGCATGTCCTCCACAGTTGTTGCAGTAGAAGAAAAGCCTACTCCCATTTTTGATAATTCGGTTTCGGCATTCTTAATCAGATTATAAAAAATGGTATCACGCAAATTATGTGTGATACCCAAATCCAATTTAAAAAGTGATAAACAAGTCGCGAGTGTTTCTTCGCTCATCATTCATCACCTACTTCTGCAATCAATGGCTCTCCTATTTTATTGTCATTAGACATTAACTCCTCAACGCGTTCTTTGTTCACACGACCTTTACGAGGATATTTGTGTCCCACTTTGTAAATGTGGTTGTCATCCTGTAAATCTCGGAAACTTTTAATTACCTGGTATTTCATCAATAATCATCCTTTCAAGAAGATTAAGCACCTGCGACTTCTGGTGTGAATGTTACATAATAACCTGCAGCATTATCTACCGCTTTCACATCGAAGCGAACGAATCCAGCTAATAGTTGACCGTAAATGTTGTTATCAGTCCATTTTACAGATGCTTGTTTGCGATCGAATAAAGTAATGAATTCATAGGCATCACCAAAGAATCCAACTAAATCGCCTTCGTTTGTACCAATCACATCATCATCAAGGACCACAACTTCTTTCCCTTTAATTCGTTTACCTGATGCTACTGTAATATCATCTTGCAATAAGTAACGACCGTTTTTATCTTTTAATAAATCAAGTTCGTTAAATAAAGATGAAGATACATAGGCTTTAACATTGTAGACTTTTTTGAAATCTTTATTGAACATCGTAATGATACCATCTAAACCTGTTACCGCTTTTGCTGGAGCAGTTTTGAAGATAGCTGCAATTTGTGCATTTTTCGTATTACGATCTTGGTCTTGAATATCTTCTGCGATTAAACCAGAGATATCGTAATCAGCATCGTCAATAGCTTCTTGAGAAATTGGCACATAACCACGGTACGTTTCAATGTCGTATGTCACTTCATCGAAAGTAGGTGTCGCTAATTTAGGGTTTGCAGCTAATTCAGCAACAGATGTAAATTTACCATTTGATTTTTTGATAATAGGATATTTACCAGAACCACGATTTACAGAAACTTTGCGAACATATTGAGTTAAATCAAGTGTATCAACAAGTTCCTTTTTCGGCTTCATTAGATCTTCTGGAATTAACGCTCCACCTTCTACTGTAGTGAAATCACCACGTTGTTGCATATTGCCTTTTGAACGAACAAATTCATTGATTGCTTCACGTGTTTCAATTTGATTTGGCATGTTTCGTTTTCCTCCTGCTTTTGGTTTTTTGCGATTAGCTGCTTCAAGTTCGCCTTCTAATTCAGCGATTTCATCCTCCAAAGAAGATTTTTCTTCTTCTGCTTCGTCAATCGCATCATCATTTTCTTTTACTTGTGCTTCAATAGCCGCTAGATCTTCTTCTGATTCAACGCCTTCAATAGCCGCTTCTAATTCACTACGTTTAGATAGTAATTCTGTGATTTTGTCCTCCACAGATTTGAATGCACTACGTTTTAAATTTAACTTTGCTCCGATTAATACTGGATTAGCCACGTTTCATCTTCTCCTTTAATTGAGCTTTTCTATGCTCTAATTTTTGTTTTTTCATTTTCTCAACATCTTTTTGACGTGCTGCAACTTCCGTTTGTGGATATGCAGGGAATGCGGTAATTGATACTTCTAACAAATCCGCATCTTTTACTCGCCATTTAACAGTCCCGTCATCACGCTCTGAAATTTCTTCGGTGATAGGATAGAAACCGAACGAGCAACCTCGCACTTTGCCAGTTTGTACTTTTCGGTATGCAGACTTAGCGAACGGATCTTCTAAATCAATCTTCACTCGACCATATAAGCCGTGTGAATCTGTTTTTAACTCAAGAGACTCACTTCCAATACTCCCTAAGACAACTCGTGAATCATGGTTATCCAATGCAAGCACATCGACCTTTTCAACATTCAACGAACGATTAAATGCTTCTGGTGCAATTTCTTCGTAAGCGCCTGGCCACAATTCCGTTTCTTGATTGAAGACAACAAAATAACCTTCAATAAAGGCTTCTCCGTCTTCTTCATTCGCACGCGTCTTTAATTCGCTTGCAAAATGCATGTGTCGTTTATTCATCTTCCTCACCACCTTTCAATTTGTTTTGTTGACCAAGCATGTTAGCTGGAATGTAGTTTTCTAATGCGATTAGTTCTTCCATATCTTCATCAGGATCCATTCCAACCCAATCACGTAATTCATTTCTTCGCATTGCCGTTCGGTCTAACATTTCAACTCCTGCACTCACCATTTCATTTAAGTTGTATGAGTACAGTGAACGTGGATTTAAACGGAAGAACCATTCTTCTTTAAACAAAATATCTCGGGTTAAAGTCTGTGAAATAATTTGTCCAAACGACATAATGCGAGTGTTAATAAAATTGTTATAAGTTTCCTTGTTGAAATCTCCAACACCCAAGAAAAAAGCCGGCACATCTAAAATACCTGCTACTGTTTTCTTATCTAGTTCCATTCCTTCCACAATGGCGATGTCTTTCAATGACAATGGTTTAACTTGTTCAACTTTGATTAAATCCGCTGGAATAATCCAAGGCTTACCCCCATCAGTTTCAGCAAAGTACTTTTCCATTATTTTGTTCCGACCTTCTTCACTCGATAATTCATCTGTCAATGCATCCACAGAGATGACAAGTGAAGGCATGTATTTACCACTCATGAAATTATTTTTCGTTTTATTCGCTTGTGATAAATTTCTAGCAATATCACGCAAAGGAACTTTATATCCAGTTCCGCGATACGGATAGATTGAATGTGGATTAATAACAAAATGACAAACCTCTTCTGGTGAATATGTTTTGCCATTGTAATCAATCAAGTAGCTGCCATTATCTAAATCCGTAAAACTCGTTAATTGCATTGGGAATGGTGTAAGGTTGTCAATCAACCCTGTTTCACTATCAACACCGATGTGCACTATTGAATTTCCGTTTCCATCCAATAATAAATCCCGAACGATTTTATAAAGCCAAGTTTTACGTGTCATATTGCGACATGGCTCTATATCAATCTTTCGGGACAAATAATTTTTAATACGGCGATCACCTTTGTCACTATTCTCCATTAGATGAATCGTCATATTCGAAACAAGGTCTGCTATTTTATTAACAGCAATAACTATGTCGGGATGTTCGGAGAGTTTAACATATCCGACTTCATCAACATCACCAATCCCAATAGGTATAGTCATAGATGAACGAGTTTTTTTCTTTCTATTCCAAAACGCCAAATTTTCTCACCACCTTTAATTGTTTAACCATGAACTTGCATTGCTTGCATTAGTCATATCCTCCAACATTTGAACGGCTCCGAACACTGCAGCATCGAATAAGTCGATACGTTGTGTACCGCCATCACCATCTACTTTTTCGTATTGAATCATGTCATCAGTTTTTTCAATGGCCCTTACATTTTGAACACAGTATTCAAAGGCTTGATTGTGGACGTAATACAATTCACTGTTCTTAGCTTTCATCTCGATACGTCTAAAGCCCTCTGATTTCTTGTAGAAATATTGCGGTTGGTCAATTATTTTGAATCCAGATTTCTTCATACCTAAGAAGAACTCTCGACCAAACTTTCTATCAAATCCAACCTTCTTAATTTTGAATCCCATCTGTTTCATTTTCTTAAACCAATTAATGATGTCATCATAATGCACTGTTGGTGTATTGCTCATCGTCAGAACACCGTCATCCTGCCAACCGAACAATGGTATTCCATCATCTTCCGCCTTCGCATGTGCTGCAACTATTGGGAAGAAAGCGTGAGTAATAACAATATCAATTTCTTTACCGTCATGTTTATATCTACCGTATAAAGCAGCAGCAGTTAAGTCATGTAATTTCGATAAGTCGGCACCGCCATACCAATCGATTTTCAGTTTAGCTAATTCTTCTAAAGTCCAGTTGTACTGTTTATCAGAGAATTTAAACTCGTTAATATCGAAGTAAGCGAGTAATGAAGATGTGAATATATTTAGTGTTTTGTTGAAAAACTCCCCTCTAGTTTGAGGGTCATTCATTGCCAATTCAGCATCTCTAATTAAATCTTCCATCTCAACTGAAACTCCACAAGACGGATTGGCCATCTCAAGAATCTTAGGGTCAGTATAATCAACCACATTGCCTTTTTCGTCTTGGTCCGCTTTACAGATGAAGATGAAGTATTCGTCATCCACAACTGAGCCGTTTAATACCTTTTTACAATACTCTAAACGCATTGCTAGGAAACCATTTGGCAAATCTCCTGCCGTTGAAATAGCGATAAGCAATTTATTTCTATATGCTTTTTGCGAGTTCTTCATCAAAATATATTGCTTTGCAGATTTCCAGGTATGAACTTCATCCAAGATTAAAAGGTTACTATTTAACGAGTCCAGACGTTTAGGATCATTAGCCAAAGCTTGAATAAAAATAGAGCCTTCATCGCTAAAGTTTTTAGTGATTGAATGCTCCTGGTTATTGTCTCTTATTCGAATGGTTTTATCTTTCAAACGTTCAACATTGTATTTCAGGAATCCAAACGATTCCATTGTTTGCTTCAAACTGTTAGCTAGAATGTACAGCTTTGAACCAGACTTTCGTTCTAATATTGATAACGCCCAACCTAAAGCCGATGCAAAGGCTGTTTTACCGTTTTTACGAGGAATCATTAACAATGACTCGTGGAACCTTCTGACGGCGCTATCCTTATTGAAGAAGCCTAATAAATTTACAATAACGAACTTTTGCCAAGGTTGAAGTTTTAATGGGGTCCCTTTTAATGGAGTTCCTTTCAAATCTTCACCTTGTTGATGCGTTACAGTGTTTTCTATTAAACCAATAACAAAATCAAATTGTTCTTGTTTGAAATCTAAATCATCACGTTTTAGATCATCAATAAAACGCTTAGCCGCTAATCTATTTTCCACACAAGCAACTTTCTTATATGAAATTATCGATTCAGCATATTTTAAAGCCACCTTAAAATTTTCCGAATTGATATGTGATACATTCATTTAAATCACTTCTGACTCATGAGGAACTGATCTAATGGTGAAACCCCATCCTCTTTATTGTTATTTTTAGGTGGCTCAATATTAAGGGATTTGGGATTCAGACACAATCTATCAGAATAAGCTAACAAATCTTTTCTTAGATTTTCTAAGGTGGCAACGATAGCTGATTTCTTAGTACCACCTGCAGCAGTTTCAGTTTCATATTGATAACCACTCTCCTCAAATTCCTTATTTGCCCGTAAGTATTGCGACAAAATATCAGAATAAACATCGATTAAAGGGTCGTATTCAGGTTTATACGTACCAAGATTTTGCATGTCTCGAATTGTGTTCTTCGCTAAAGTCTCCTTAGTTGTAGCCTTTTTCGCCAAAGTCGTTCCTCCTCTCAAAAAAGTTTTCTCAAAATTAACCCCGCGGAGGGAAAAAGT